CGTGCTCGCATTCATCGCGCTCGTGCTCGTGTCGCCGCTCGTGAATGTCTTTTGGCTCGCCGTGACGAGCCAATCGTTCAACTGATCCGCGCCGGCGGCTCCGGCAATCCCCAAAGGAGATAAACGATATGTCGGACTCGACGATGCGCGCGAAGCTGCAAGTCAGCATGGTCCAAGAACACTTTTATGGCGAGGGCGGCGCGAAGTCAGGGGAGACTCTGACCATGCATGCCGTCTGCAAAAGCAGCTATGACGACACTGGTCTCGACGAAGACAACACCTTCGCGAAGTATTCTCCGGGCGCGGCGCTCTCGATTCAGATCGCCAACGAGGCGCTCTGGGGGAAATTCAAGCACGGCGACAAGTTCTACGTGGACTTCACGCCTGCGGACTGACCGCGCTCCCTTTCGCGCGCGCGGTGTCCCGGCGGGGCCGAGCGCAATTGCGATACAATGACCCGCTGAACAACATGAAAGATTGAACCATGAAAGCACTGATCGCCCGCGCGAATAGCCCCTCTTCGGCCTTCGCGCTTTTCGCCCTCTTGCTCCTCACCCTCCCGGTCATCTATGGCCCGATCGTCGGCGTCGTCATCATCGGGGCCGTCGTCATCATCGGCCTCATGAGCTTCGCGCCGGAGGTCGGCGCCTTCGCCGCGCGCATCGCCACCGCCGCCTATCGCTCGCGCGTCCGGATCGCCGTCGGCGCCGTGCTCTTCGCGCTCGGTGTGCTGGCGCTGGTCTTCGCCGGCGGCGCGGCTCATGCGGCGGACAGTCTGATGGTCGATCTGCCGCTGCCGGACGCTGTGCCGACATCGGTCGTCGGCGTGCTGGCGATTCTCGGCGGCTGGGCGGTCATCATCGGCAAGGCCGCCTTCTCGGCCTTCGGCGTCACGGGCGTCGCGAGCGCGGTCTCCGCTTTCCTGCCGCAGGGCGAGCCGGGGTCTGCGTGGGACAAGACCCGGACGATCATCAACTTCGTCGCGCTCAATGTCCGCAACGCGCGCAATCAAGTCCTCAAGAGCTGAGCCGACATGTTCGGCTCTTTTCTCGCCACGCTCGCCGCGAAACTCGCGGCGGGCGCTGGCGCCTTCTTCCTGCATCTATTCGACCGCGGCGTCGCCGCGCTGCGCGCCGAGCGCCAGGATGAGGATCGCGACGCCACCCACGAAAGAGCGGCCGTCGCCGAGGCCGCAGAGGAGACCGCCGATGTCATTGCCGACGCCGCCGATGCACGCAGTGATCTGCCTGGCGCTGCTGCCGATGCTTCCGAGCTCGTTCGCCGGCTGCGCGGACGAAAGACCGGCGCCGACGGCGATCGTGCGGACCGTGCTGGCGCAACCGACGCCGGCGGCGCGTAAGGCGGAGATCGCGCGGCAGCTCGCGCGGCTTTGCCCGGTCCCTCTCTCGGATGCTGCGCTCGAGCGCGCCGCCGCCTATGTCGAGACGCATCGCGACGCTGGGTCGCTCGCGATCGTCAACGATCTCTCGCGCCTCGACGCCGAGGCGCGGATATGCCGCGGGTCGAAAATCAAGGGCTGATAGGAGGTCGACGAATGCCGGATACGAACAGTCACGATATTTCGGAACAGGCGGCGACGATTATCGCGGCGCTCGGCGGCGGCGGAGTCGTCGGCGCGTTCTTGCGCGAGGCGGCGGCGTGGCTGCTCGGTCGCGGGAAGCAAGGCGCTGAAGCCAAAAAGATCAACGCAGAGGCCGAGCGCGCGCTCAACGAGCTCGTCGACGATCGCATCAAGTTGCTCCTCGACGCGGAGGCGAAAACCAATGCGCAGCTGCGCAGCGATCTCGCTCGGTGCTGGCGCTACATCGAGTTGCTTCGCGCGCATGCCGAAGAGGTGCGCGTACTGCTCGCGAAAAACGGAATAGCGGCGCCGAAGCCGCCTCCCTTCGATCCCCCCGAGCGCGCGCCGAATGGCGATGTGCGCGATCTCGAGCAGATCGCGTGATCTGATGTTTCGATATCCTTGCGATGGAGCTGGCGCATGACATCCCCCACATATGGACTGATTTTCAATCGCGACGACACGGATCCTCGTCCCGCGCAGACCTCCGATCTCTCTGTCGTCGGCCTCGTGCTGCCGTCGGAAGACGCAAACACGGCTTTTCTGCCGCTGAACGAGCCGGTCGCCTTCGATTCTGGCGATCCCGTTGCTCTCGCGAAGATCGGCACCGGCGACCTCTACAAGGCGGTGACGGCGATCGACGATCAGCTCGCCGATTTGCAGACCAGCGCGCGCATCATCGCGGTGCGCGTCACGGCCGGCAGCAGCGACGCGGCGACGATCGCGAACATCATCGGCTCGCGCAACGGCGCCTCAACGAACGGCCATGTCGGAACGGGCATTTATGCGTTGCTGCGCGCCGGCGCGCAAACTGGAGTCGTGCCGCGTCTGATCGGCGCGCCAGGCTATACCTGGCAGGCCGGCGCCGAGGGGGCCGTAAATCCGATCTGCGCGGCGCTGCCGTCAGTGTTGAGCTCGCTGCTGGCGCATGCGATCGTCGGGGGCCCGGGAACCGGCGTGTCCAACGCCATCGCATGGCAAGAAACGCTGGGCTCCGGACGGCTCATTCCTGTCGACGCCTGGACGGTCGTCGCCGACGGAGATACTACGCGCAATGAAGACGGCGTCGCCCGCGTCATCGGTCTCGCCGTGCGGACCGACTTTCTGCATGGCGGCTACCCGTTCTGGTCTTTCGCCGGCCAGCAAATGCTCGGTATCGTCGGGCTCAAGAACTACTATAGTTTTTCGCTCGTCGATGGCGCGACCGAGGGCCAGGAGCTGCTTGCGGCCCATATCGGCGTCGTCGAGCGCGGCGAGTCCGGGGTCGAGACGGCGATCGCCAGCAATGGCTTCGTCTTCGCAGGGCTCTGGAATGCAGACACTGACCCGAACTTCTGGTTCTACAACAAGAGCCGAGGTCGCGATTGGGCGCATCTCGCGCTGCTGAAGTCGATCCGGCTGCGACTCGGCGTCGACAATGTCACATCGCATGGCGTGCAAGCCGTGATCAACGATATGACGGCCATCGGCCAGGAAGCGCTGTTGCAGGAAGGCTCGATCGGTTTCCGTGTCGGCTTCGAAGCGGCGAAAAACTCCCCGACCGATTTGCGTCAGGGCAAGTTCCGCGTCTTCTTCCAGAGCGAGGAGCCGGCGCCGATCGCGCAGGTGACGATAGACTCCCGTCCCTATTATGCGGCGCTCACGCAAGAGCTGGCGACGCTCGTCACACAATCGGCGACGATCGTCGGTCAGTTCGCGTGATGTCGGCGCGCGATATCGCGCGCCGCTTATCTTCTCTCACTATCGGAGATATTGTCATGGCCGCATCGGTCATCATTTGGGAAGCCGCTAACCTGTTCGCCGGAGACGACGGGCCGAATAACTCCAAGCATCTCACGCTGCAGGCCGTGATGCTGCCGCAGCTGAAAGAGAAGAGCGCGGAGCATCATGCCGGAGGATCCGTCGGCGCGATCACGATCGGGGGGCTCGGCATAGAAGCCTTGGAGATGAGCTTCAAGCTCATCGGCGCGGACGCGCAGACGAAGGCGATGTTCGGGCTCGGTGCGCAGGCGGTCAAGCCTTATACGGTCTATGGCGTGCTGCGCGACAAAAATGGCGGCCGCGCGATCGAGCGCAAGGTGGTCGTTTTCGGCCGACTGCTCGAGCTCAATGAGCAAGAGTTCGAGCGCGGCAAGCTCGGCGAGCAGGATCACAAGATCAGCGAGATCACACATTATGAGCTATATGAGGACAAGCAGGAAATCTATTTTTATGATTTCTTCAACTCCACATGGCGCGTGAACGGCGTCGATCGCAATGCGGATATGAACGCAATCCTGCGCATCGGCTGATATTCGTCGTCATGCGCGGCGCGTAGTTGGCGCCGCGCCTATTTCATGAAAGGCTTCGATCGATGGACGACGGAACCAAAGATGTGGCCGCTGCTCCGGCGGCGCCCGAAACGCCAAAATTCGTCGGAGGCGCGTCGCGGTTCAAGAGCATTCCGCTCGCATGGCCGCTCGTTTATGGAGGCGTGCTCTACGACCATATCATTCTGCAGAGGCTGACCGCGAAAGAGGTCGCAGATTGGGTGGAGGACATCAAGGAAAAGGACGAGGTGCGCTTTCCGATCTATCGCGATGACGCGGGCACATCGATTCCCGATGCCGTGCTCGATGCGCTCGACGATGATGATCGACTGGCGCTGGACGAGGCCGCCAAGGATTTTTTGCCCCGCCGGTTCCGGGACGTCGAGGGCGACGGTTCTGGCCCGGCGGCTGGCGGCACTATCGCGCCTTGATCGGACGCACAATGGGCTGGAGCATGACCGAGATCATGTCCCTGCCCTGGGATGAGTTCATCGCCGAGCTGATCGAGGCGCGCGAGATGATGGGGATCGATTGATATGGCGAGCCTGACGAGCACGGTTACAGCTCAGCTCATCGACAATGTCACGAAGCCCGCGCGCAGCGTCAGCCAAGCGCTGAAGGACGCCGAGACCGCGGCCAAGGCCGTCGCCAAGGGCATGGCGAACACACGCGCGACGGATCGTTTTACGAAGTCGCTCGCGGGGCTGAAGCTCTCGGCGAAAGACGTCGAGGCAGTGGCGACGGCCTGGAAGGATTACGCGAAGACGCAGAAGCTCGCGGACGACGCCTCGAAATGGACGAAAGGACAGTCGGCCGACGTCAAGGCGTGGGAACGCGCGCAAGTGTCGGCGCTGCGCAGCGTGAAGCGCGAGCAGCAGGCGTTCTATCGCGATCTCGCCGCCGCGCAGCGCTCCGCCGGAGTGGCGCCAGCGCTCGGCATGATCACCGGAATGTCGGCGATCGGCGGCGCTCGCTATTCGAGCCTTTCTGCGAGCCGGCGAATGGTCATGGGCATGTCCGGAGCCGGCGGCTCTGGTCTGCTCACATCCGGCGGCGCAGCGGCGATCGGGGCGCTCGCCGGAAAATTCGGTCATGTGCTGCCGCTCGCCGGCGGCTATGTCGGTTATGAGGCGATTCAAAAGCTCGTCGAGGGGGCGGCGGAGCGCGGCCATGTGCTCACCGGCGCGCGACTCGCTGGAATAAAGCCGGAGGAGCTCGCGCGTGCGGAGGCCGCGGCGCGTAAGGCGGGACGCGGCGCGCCGAATATGAGCATCTCGGAAATCCTAGAGCTGTTCAAAGAAGGACGGTCGG